GGGGGGCGTACATATGGGACCCGCTGTATGCGAAGCCCCACCCCTTGGCTGAGAATGATAATCAATCTCAATACGCAGAAATAGGCTAATAAATACTAGCAATAAAACAATAGCAAAGAATATAACCATACAAAAAGTGCTATAAAGCCAGTAAATAAGCGGATTTCTATAGTTTTAGGTCATGTGGTTTAGTGTAGTCAAGGCAAGCGACCACCGCTAGTGGTTGAGTGCTTAGGTCTTTGAAAACTTAATAACTCAGGTGATTGACTTTGATAGTCCGCCTAACCTTTCAGATTTAATTTTTATTAAATAAGCGAGGTAAATATCATGGCAACTATTAAAAGAGAAATTAACAAAAACACAACTACTAAAACAGCTAAAAAATCTACTAAAAAAGTGGTAAATTCTTTCAAGCTAGATACAAAAAAAATGGTATTGACTTTGGAATTACCTGTAGAATGGAACGCCAACCATAGTGTACTTAAAGCCACCCAACTTGAAAAAGTCGAAGGCAAAGAATACCAAAAAATGGTATTCGCCGACGATAAAGGCAACCAAGTATTCTTATTCAAAACAGGCTTTAACTATGAACCAGTAGTGAAAGAAACGGCGAAAGGCGTAGATTTAAGCAAGGCGAAAGATGTTCTATCTGACGATGAACAAGCCTTATTGCAACTCTTATTAAAAAAGATGAGTAAATAGGCTTTATTAAGTGGTTAGGCGGTGTATCAAGGTTAATCACCTAAACCTATACTAAAAAATACAATGTTATAGGATTAGCATAGTATTTGAAGTATAAAGCCGTGTTTTTTCGCACTCCGTTATACAATTAGTATAGGTTCGTAATTCTCAATTAATTTTTAATGGAGGTTCAAGATGAAAATCTTTATCAATCGAGAATTAATCACTGCTATTAGAGAGGCGGAGCAACGCCAATTAATCAGTGCGGTTGCAGACTTGATGGACCTAGGAATGGAGCGTAAAACTGCTTTAAAACTGGTCTCTGACATGTCTATAGACCTTGCTGAAAACTGGCACGAGTTGCGTAAATCCTGCTTTATTCGCCAATCTGGGTTTATTGAGAATGATACTCAATTACCTGGCTTTGAGTGGTGGCGTGTATTATAAGAGGTGGATAAACATGAGAATTATTGTCAAAAAGCATGATGGTTGCGAATATTACAGTCATGTAGCTGTACCAACTACACGCCAGGAACGCATGTTTTTAAAACAATTCAAGTATGATTTACTTGATGAGTTTGGGGCTATGGACTTAACTAAGGCTAATGGCTACTATGTTCAAGCCTTGATTATGCTAGGTTACTGCGGGCGTAATGACGATTTTTGCCCTGCCATACCTAATGAAATAGCCATAGCATTGGGCTATTATGTTAATGGCAAGTGGCGTAAGTGGGCGAAACTTAGAAAACGTATAGCATGGCTTAATCCTGTAGGCTTCCATAATTGGACTTTAGAGGAATATTCTGCTCACCTGGACTATTTAGATAGCCTTATGGGGGACGTTTAACGTCCCTCTTTTTTTTTGTTTATTTAGAGAACATATGTTCTATTATTAATACGTATTGATTATCATTATCAATAACATAGCACTTATTTTTTTGATTAATGGTTGAGAATGATACTCATTGAGAATACACATAAATACTACATCACATTATTTATTATTAAACATAATGATAAACATTATCATTTATTAATTCTCATTTACTCTTATCTCTTATATTCTTATACTTTGTATTCTTATCTACTACTATATAGATTAAGGAATGGGAATTTATTTTTTTATTTTCCCTCGCCGTCGATTCTGGTATATCTCTTTATATAAAATAGCCTTAAAATTCATTTATTTAAGCTGTAACACGCTTTAACGTGTTATAGGGTACTGACATACCCTAATTATATTAAACTAGCCTTACAGGCGACTTAAATCAATTTTAGATGTATATCTATATTTCTGTAATACCCTTATAATTTGTTTATTTGCGTTATAGAGGTATTTTTTATATTCTCTTATATTATTACCTCATAGATTATTTTCTTATTGCTTATATATTGATAGTTGGAATTTATTTTTTATTTTCCCTCGTTTTTGAATTTTTATCATCGTGTAGGCACGACCTAACGGATAATGAGAATTGGCGAGAATGATATCTACCTATCCAGGGTTGAGGTGCTATGAACCCAGCAAACAAGCGGAATTTGACAAAATCGTGTTCATGTGGTACAATGGTGTCAGCCGTTGAGGAACGAACCCAACGGAGTACCTACTCACCTAGTAACTGGTGATAGGTATATCCTGTATTTTTTATTGAAAGGAGTGCAGTATGGATATTAGTACTGTGCAAATCGTAGGTCACATTGTGGCTTGGTCTATTCTGGTAGTCGGTTATTTTTTAATGGGAATGTTGGTTTATTACACCATTAAGCGTGTAATGAAAGGAGAATAATGTGTATTGTATTTTAAAATCTCAAATTAATGGCAAGCCATTTTTAGTATTGTCTGCTGATAATGAGCGTGATATTTCCCGTATTAAGGAATACATGCAAGAAATGAAATTATCTGCTGAATTGTTTTTAGAGGAGCCAAGTGATATAAAATCACTATGGTCTGGCTCAGAAATTCACTCTCATATAAAATAATTTATTAAAAAGGAGTATTATTATGGACAAACAACAACAAGTAGCGGAAATTTTAGTAAGTTCTGGTTATGGCTATTTCCACCAAGACAAATATATTGCAGAGCTATATAAAGCGTTACTTCCAGACGATTTAATGCCAGAATTGGTGGAACGAATTGGCTTATTTACATGGGCTGTATTAAATTTAGAAGCGTATTCTGGCTCCTCTATTGATTTTTTACCAGAAGAATTTACCAAAATAATTAATGGTGATTACTCAGCTAAGGCTTATAAAGAGCGTTGGAAAGAAATTGAGAACAAATACCATTGTAAAGAATGGTATTTAGGAATGATTGCTCAAGTAGAGGCAGAGGAAGCCTATAAGGGTCGTAGAGAGATATAAGGAGTATAACATGGAACTACATGAAAAATTATGGAAAATCATCGATAAATCTGGTCGAGGCTATTTAGACCACGATATGTATATTACTCGTCTGTGGAATGAAATTTTCACAGATGAGGTATCACCAGAAATGGTTGAGAAAATCGGCTATTTTACATTTTTTGTATTAGCATTAGACTCTTATTCTGGTTCACCTGTTGAAATGAGTGCAGATGAGTTGCCTAGCATTATTAAAGGGGACTACTCTATACAAGCATATAAAAACAGGCTTGCTAATTTAGATGATAGTAAGTATGACCCATCTCGTGACTGGTTAATCGGAATGATTGAACAGTTGGAACGTGAAGAAAGTGAGCGTGGTCAAAGTGAAGTATGACATCGGTGATATTATTAAAATTTGTAACGAAAACCCTATGACTGCTACATGGCAAATCATAGATTTGAGTACTGGCAAAACACACCCAGTAACTGGGTTTAGTGGCACATTCACAACAGTGTCTTTCTCTTGTCAATACGTAATGTCAAGTGAAGCAAAGCAGAAAACATCGAAAGAGGTTGTGAATAAGCTATCTGAATATAATAAAGACCAAGTGGCGTATTGCAGTATTTGGGGTTACATCGACGATGGTAACGAATACACATGGCGTGATTTTCATATCAGAGATTTAGTGTACCGCGATAAAGTGTTTACATTGTATGTCGATAACCGCAACGGTATCAGATAATATATTTCAATTCCAGATTTTAATTTATTAATAAAGGAGAAATCATTATGAAAAAATTATACGTAATTGGTGGAAAATTATTTGAATTAGAAGCACTTGCTACAAACATGGCAAGTGGGGAGGATTTTTATTTCCTACGGAATACGGAAGATAACTCTGATATTACACGTATTCCAATAGCAGAATTACCTAAACCTTATCAAAAACAAGATGTAACAATTCCACCAGATGCCCTATATATTGAAAATGGAACGGTTAAATTGTCTGGTTGTGAGAAAACCATTGATGTAGGGTTTGGTAACAGACACGTGTATAAAACTAAGACAGGCGATTTTGTCCATACTCAAAAATTCTATAACGTCAATGGAGCTTTAGTTTATGTGGATTCCGAAGGTCGAATTATGGATGTACCTAATTCCCCAAACAGCTTTACAAGTGATTTCACTGGTCTATGGTGCGAATTATCTCAACCAGTATCTTTACTTACTGGTCGTATCGTTGAGGGTGATTTAAAAATTAGAGTTGGCAGGGATATAGTCCCAGTCAATAAAGACGAAGTTATCTTTTCCTCTCTATCTGATGATATGGCTATTAAAGATAGTCAAGATTACGTTGTGACAGCAGAGGGGAATATTACTCGTCAAGATATTATTAATGGTCTTACAGACGAATGGCTAATCTGCGAAGATTGTGGACGTATCCACCACATCGACGATAATGAGTATCTTGACTACTATGACAAAAATGTTTGTCGTTATTGCCTAGATAACTATCGTTGGTCTACATACGATAATAATTACTTTAGCACTGATGATTGCTTATTCGTCGAGTCTATTGACGATTATGTAAGCTACAGTTCTCTAAATGCGAATTTCCGTAGATGTGACCATTGTGGAGAATATTATAGAGAAGATGATGTCAATGTCACCGATAATGATTATAATATTTGTATTCACTGTTATGAAGATGATGATGTAGTAGACGAGGATAACTACTATATTCAGTGCGATGACAATTTCATCCACTCTTATAGCTATAAACCTAGTCCAAAATTCTTTGGTGGTAACGATAAAGTTAAGTACTTTGGTTTAGAATACGAAGTACAAGGCGGTGGTTGTGATAACTACACCGCTCGCAAAATCTTTGGTAAATTCAGTCACTGGTACTGTAAACATGACGGTTCTTTAGAAGATGGGTTTGAAGCAGTAACTCACCCATGTACACCAGAATTTATGTTACAAAATATTGATTGGGAAACCCTAGTTGATAAACTAGATGACGAAGGTTACCGTGAAGAAGAAGGGGCTGGTATTCATATCCATATCAGCCGCAATCATTTTAAAAGTCGTTCTCACATCGGTAAGTTGGTTAGATTCTTTGCAGAAAATTACGATAGACTTGTTAAGTATGCTAACCGCTATCGTTCCGACGCCACACAATGGGCTAACAAAACAGACGTAGAAGGTTGCGATACATTTGAGAGCTGTTATAGTCAAGCTCGTTATGAACGATACAGTGCTGTAAATGTACAGAACGAACATACTATCGAAATTCGTTTGTGGAACTCTAGTTACAACGCTAAAGTTATTCGTAGCTTTATCCAAATGACTGATGTCTTAACTGACTTAGCGAATGGTCTTTGGGAAGATTTTACTTGGGAAAACATTGAGAAATTAGCTGAAGAACGTGGCTATCAAGAAATGTTAGACAGAATTTAAGTTTACATTATTTTAAAAGATATTTTAGTTAAATAAAAAGGAGATTTAATATGTGTGTTATTGCAGTTTATGAAGCAGGTTTGGAATTGAATAAAACAGAATTACAAAACTGTTTTGACTATAACAACGATGGTGCTGGTTTAATGTATTGGGATGCCACTAAAGGTAAAACCCATATTAAAAAAGGATTCTTTACTTTTGAGGAATTTTGGGCTGAGGCTACAAAGATTCCATCCGATATTCATCGTGTATTCCATTTCCGTATCGCTACAAGCGGTGCAATTGCCCCTTCAACTTGTCACCCATTTGCAGTGAGTGACGATTATAAGGCGATGGGTAAAGCGAATACATATTGTGATGTTGGTATGGTTCACAACGGTATCTTACATTCTTATACACCTAAACTAGGTATGAAGTCTAAACATAGTGATACTATGCAGTTTATTAAAGAAATGGCTTACCCTCTTGGTAGTGCACTTTGGAAAAAACAAGTACAAGAATTACTCGCACAGCATACCAAAGGTAACAAATTAGTATTCTTAGGTAATGGTGGTCAAGTCGCTATGCTAGGCGAATTTACGGAAAGTAAAGAAAGCGGAGCTTGGTATTCTAACACTTCTTATAAAACTTACCGTACAACTTGGAAAACATCTTACTATGACTACGACTTATACAACTATGACGATTATAGTTATGATAGTGCTTATGATGATGTATCTGAACACCTCAATCAGACTACAAAAACGTATGAGGACTTCTTAAAGAAAACATATCCAGAATGTTTAGAAGGTACGGTAGATACCATTGATGATGACGGTGTAGCACGTAAATACTACCCAGTAGAAGTATTCTTTGGTAAAATGGATGATGACGCTGTAGAGGAATTTATTGATGAGTTCACTCAATTTGCTTATGATAACTATACATCCGTATATGATTATCTCATCAAAAACTATAGTGTCGTATTCTGGGTTGATTATCCTAGTGCGTTGATTAACAAACGTGTCAATAATAAAACTATCTTTGCTGGTGACAAGGATTATAAAGGGGCTTAACCGCCCCTCTCCTTGCAGGAGGTCAAAATGACGTATGAAGAGTTTTTTAAAAATGGCGATAAATTCCTATATGAATCACATGCATTTAGTGATTATATAATATACGATGTAGAAATTGTCGATATGAGAGTAGGGTATCATTCTATGGAAGTAAAATTTCAAAGAATGGGAGATAGCACAAGATATTTTGATTCTTTTGCAAAACTTATTATTAATCATCACAGTATATTTAAAATAAAGGAGACTTATTAAATGTCTTACCATCACGAATATGACTATCGTATGATAGAAAAACAAGATATAATCTGGAGCGACAGTGATAATTACGCATGTTCTTTTACAGTTATATCTCAGAATATCGGGGCTGATTTTATGAGAGTAGAAAACAACAATAAATATTCTATGTTTAACGATACTCGCTTTTATAAAACCCATTACGATTTTCCGCATTTATTTATTGTCAAGGAGTGATTAATATAATTACAATACAAATTGATGAAAAGAAATATAATAAAATTGTTGATGATGTAGAAAATAGTTTAGATTTTACACTGTATGACGATTATCAAACATTCGCTGTTGGTTTTGAAGAATTAACTGACTTGATTGACAATGCTATTAGAAAGGCAAAGAAATGAGTGGTATATTTAAAAGTTGGAAGGCACTTGAGTATGCTTGCCCAGATATAATAAACTATTCTCTAATGAATAGAGATGATGAAAGGGATATATACAATCACATATTTAGTGACAACGATATTATTTTATGGCACTCTGATGTAGGTTGGAAGAGTTTTAAAATACTCAGTGTTAATAATTTATCACGCAATATGGATATAGCATACTACCCATTATATCATCACCATTCTCGCAACTATTTCTTTAAAAATACCATTGACCTTAAAAATATGTATAAGTTGAAAGAGAGGTATTAGTATGTCAGCTATAGCACTTTATGACGCTTCTATCGTAGAAAACAAAGAATATATGTTTGTCTCACAAGGCGGTTATTACTTTAGATTGAAGGTAGTAGACAAGAAAATAGGTAGTAGTACTCTAAAAGTTTTAATTTTAACTGGTAAGCAAGATATAGAGGAATCCACATTTTGGAAAGAGAGAGAAGATTTTAATTATTTATTTCAAATCAAGGAGGACTATAATGTATGATGTCAACTTGTATGATAGAAATATTAAAGAAGGTAATATACTGATATTCTATGAAATAATGGAAGATAGGGCAATGTGCTGTTTTGAAGTCAAAAATATATGTTCTGGTAGTACATCTATGAGCATACGCACTATACATATATATGATGGGTATTATCGTGCTGAATTTTGGAAATACGCACATGACTTTAAAAAACTATACAGAATAAAGGAGTTGTTTTAAGAACTATGACTAATATAGAAAGATACGATAATTATTTTAATGACGGAGATTATTTTATATACACCAGTACTAGACACAACTATATCCTACAAATTATTAATGTGAATATAGCTTCAGAAGATATGACTATACAGAATGTACATAATACACCAATATTCCATAATACAGTATTTACTAAATATAGAGCAGATATACCACAAGTATACAAAGTTATCGAACTATATAGATGAGGTGATAATATGGATATCAGTATAGACTGGGCGAGTCTATTTCACGAACATGATTATAAATGGCAAGAAACATTGTTTAAATTTAGAAATACGGAGGCTTGTGATGAATTTATCATCAGTATTGGGAAGGGCTATTATGGGGCTTATGCTGACCGCTTTGATTATGATACTGGGGTATTGTATATTAGTGACAGTGGCTTTTCTAATCTGTATGTTCAACAACTAGATAGATGGAGATTAGAACCAGGTGACGAAAGAATATTCTATAAAGTAAAGGAAGTGTATATATGATAGCACCTTTACTACCGCATCAACAAGAAGGAGTTGACTTTATATTAAAAAATTCATCAGCCTTTATATGTGATGATATGGGTATGGGTAAAACTCGAACGGTTATTGAAGCTATGATTCGACGTAACAAATATCCAATTCTAGTAATATGTCCTAGTTCACTCAAACTTAATTGGGCTAATGAGATTAAGAGGTGGACTGGTCTACAATTAAATATAGATGATTTAACACAAAATATTATAATTACAAATTATGAAAGGATGAACAAATATAAGTTTAAGATAAAACGACTACCAATTAAACAGTTAGTGATTGATGAAAGCCATGCTTTTAAAAATGATACAAGCAAACGCACTCAATTAGCGTTAGAGTGGTCTAAGAAAATACCATACAAGATATTAATAAGTGGAACACCGTTGCTAAATAGACCTCGTGAACTTGTTACTCAAATGGAAATCCTAAATAATATTCATAAAGTAGGTGGTAGACAAAGATTTTTAGAAAAGTATTGCAATCCTATGTATAGTCAATATGGCATTGATTATAGTGGCTGTTCAAATATCCAGGAGTTACATGATATTATGGATAGTATCTGGCTTAGAAGAACGAAAGGAGAATTAGAAAACAAATTACCTAGTAAAACTATAGTACCAATACCAATTATTAAATATAAGCAACCAGCACCTAGAAGCTTTTATGATATTGAAAGACTTGACAAAGCTGTCTTGTATCGAAAATTAAATTACTCTATTGATTTTATAGAACAGTTGTTAGAACGTGATGAAAAAGTTGTAGTGTTTGTACATCATAAAAATATTGGAAAAGCACTACATACCCACTTTCCTAACGCAAGTGTTATTGTCGGTGGTCAATCACCAATACAAAGGCAAATCAATATTGACAACTTTCAATTACACGATACACAAATTATTATTTGTAGCTTGCAAGCTAGTGCTGTTGGTTTGACATTAACTGCTAGTAGATGTGCGGTATTTATAGAATACCCCTGGTCGCCTGCTTTATTAACACAGGCTCAAGACCGTATACATAGACTAGGACAAAATGAAGATGTGTTTATATTTTATTTATATGGACAAGACAGCATAGATGAGTATCGTTTAAATACTGCAAGTTTTAAAAAAGCTGTCATTGATTATATTGTAGATGGAGGAATATTATAATGAGTATGTTATTTGACAAAGAGGATTAAAATGTTTAAGAGTTTATATGAAGTAGAGGATATAGCAAATAAAGCATTACAGGAGTATTTTGGTAGGAAAGAAAAACCAGTCATACTTGTATATGCGTACGGTACACGTGACTATAAAACTTATATAGACACTAGACCAAGACCATATATATTACGAATAACAGAAAATAGATTAGATAAAACTTTTACGATACAAATTGCAAATATCGAAGGTCAAATTAAAAAGAAGATGAAAGAGGTATAATACAATGGAACACAATTTTACAAAAGAAGAAATTTTTGATACAATCGTAGCTTTTTATGAAGTCATGAATTATATTTATTCTGCTCGTATGGATTGGTATCAAGGAGTTGGAGAAATGGATAAAGCCATTTCAGACATTCGCCACCTAATTGAAAATAACTATGACGGAGACCAAGAGCAAGGTGATATGTATTCTAAAGTGCTATACGAAGTATCTAAAGAACGTAGACGTAATAAAGATATGCAAGAATTATTTTTACCAGTCTACAACGTATATAAAGAAAATTATCAGCTGACTAAAACTATCGAAGATATGATTAAGTATAAAGGTATCATGGATAGTGGTAGAACTTATACGCCTAAAGTGTTAAATAAAAAATTGCTTGCTAAGATTTTAAAAGCGGCTGAATAATATGAGTGACATTATATTTTTCTATCAAAATTTAAACGATAATCCAACAGTGACACTACATTTAAACTGCTACGATATGAACCGCTATAAATTAGCATTTACAGAATATGCTGATATGGCAGAATATAGTTCTACTAAAATGATAATTCTATATTCACCTCATGTAGGTGCGAACCATATAATGCATGGTTGTTCGCAATTTGCACAACTTTCTAATGTCTTATATGAAGTTAAAACATATTACGAAGGCTCATTTAATAAACAAAAACTTAGAGCCATAAAATCTTAAAATTAAAGGAGTGATAATATGTTATATATACATAGTTGCAATGGAAGCATACAAGGGCTAATTATTACAGATAAACCACTAAAAGAATCTAAGTATACTAAACTAGAAATGACGACTACATCTCGTTTTATATATGCAAGTATGGATTCAGGAAGTACTAGGGATTACACATATCCTGTGAGTCTGACAACAGGATATCTTTACGAAATCAAAACTCTTTATAAAAGGGAAATAAAAACAAATGGTCGAACGATTGATATTGATTCAAATATGAGGTGGTTAGAAGAATGGATTGTATAGCATACGGAGTATTTAATATGTCTGATTGTTGGGTAATTGAATGTGAAAGTTTTGAGTTAGGTCAGCTTTTTGTTTTTCTGAATAATTGTGATTTATATCAGTACCATCCAGAAAAAGGACATCATCATAGGTTAAGGACTTTTTCACGAGAAATTACAACAGTTAAAGACAAGACGTATAGAATTAAAAGAAGGTATAAGGTGTTTTAATATGGAAATAATCGCATATCGAATCTTTAGTAGTAGAGATTGTTATATACTAAAGACAAATAACAAAATAGAAATAGACAAATATGGTACAGCTAACTCAGTATATTTAACCAACGTAATATTAGTCAATTACATGGAGATGGGTCCGCATTATACATCTACATCTGACCGTATATATTCTAACCTAAATGAGATGTATGAAATTAAAAATATGTACAAGGAGATAAAAATATGAAATATATTTGTTATACTGTATTCGCACCAAAGGATTGCTGGATTTTATATACAGATAGTCCACCAGAACCACTAATAAAAGATAATGCACGTGCTATTATAAGAGATATAAGAATGACTAATTATAAAAGACTACATTACAATAATAAAGAGTATATTTCATGTATATGGATTAGAATGAGTAATTTATTTGAGATAAAGGAAACATATGGAGTTTTACGGTATGATATATAAATACATATAAGATAGAATAGACCGCTACATGATGCTTATAACAGGAGTGCTACCACTAAAGGTAAATGAGCAAATGCTTGACTTCCGTGCAGATTACGATATGATTGATATGAGTAGTAAACGCATTATTACTGGTCGCTATTACTATACATGTATAAACAACTTATTTATAGTCAAGGAGCAATATAATGAATAGACCCACTTACATATACACAACGCAATTCTGTGTATATTATTTTAGCACAAGGCGTATATCTAGCATAGATGAAAGTCTAGTTAGATTACGTGGTAATTCAGATGTATTAAACGTGACAGAAGGACAATCCTTCGTACTCAAAGATTTAACACTATGCAAAAATAGATTCTATATAGTAAAAAAATACTACCAATAAAAAATGGGCGAGGTTATTATACCTCGCCTTTTTCTTTTTCTGGTAACATATTTAATTTATTAATCAAGTCTCGACTTAATCTACTAGATGTATCAATAGAGCGTTTTTCTTCTACCTCTTGTTTATCAACAGGTTTTAACCCTGCTCTATCTAACCAGTCTTTAATTGCAGATACCTTAGTTTTAGCAGGAGTATCAGGGTTTTCGATAATATCTAATAAGATATTAGCCACCTTGTCAGCTTTGTCTCTGAATTTTTTATCCATACGGTTTTTATAATCAGCCAACGCTTTTTGTACTGCCTTGCTATCTTCGACATTTTCCCACTTCTCTTTGTAGCCAGCCACTCTTAAAGCCTCCTTTTTACTTCCAGTTAATATCTTTGTCTGGACATATACATGTTGTTTATGGGTTAAAGGACGAGCTTTACGTCGTCCTGGCTTATACCTTGGCATAATCAATAGACCTTGCTATACGCTTTAACTCCCATACACGTTCTGTTAGTTCATCTGTAGTATATGTGGATGCGAATACTAAACCATTATTTAAAAGTAAATAAGAGCGTGCTTTTCTACCTTTTGTGGCTCGTAATACCTTCCCTTCACGGAAATATTTACGGAACAGTTCTTTTGAACTGGATACATTCATAGGCATGATTGCAAAAATCTCTTTCATTGCAACCTTATATCCAAAGCCTAAGTCGAGGAACATATCATTTACTAACATTCAATCCCCTACCTCTCAATTCAAAATAAGTATCTCCCATAAAAGGCGTAACCTTTTTATTACGCTCATTACCAGTCATTTCAGCAATCCAGAAGCCACTTAGGTTTGGTCTAATACCGCTTGCTTTAATATAGCTAGGGTATGTTTGGAACGATGATTGACGTAGCTCCCAAACCTCTTTTACAATCGGTTTTTTAGAATACTTATTGTGTTCAATAGCAATCTTTGGTGTAGCACTAGGTTCATGGAAATGTTCAAACCATGTTACGTCAGCATTAAAGTAATCATAATAATTCTTTGTACGTCTGTTCTTGTGTAAGATATGATGAACATAACAATTCTTATTTACGTTAAAATAAACAAGACCAAATTCGCCCTTGTATAAAGTGCGGTCACCTAGTAATGCACATATCATTTGCTCTACGCTAATATAAGCATCGTTATAAGCCCTTGCTCCGTGATTACCACCAATAACACCAATTAATTGACCGCTCTCATATAATGGTTGAATATCTTCTACCAATGCATAAACCTGTTCGTCACCAACTAAGGATTCTTCTAGTACGCTACCCTTTGAGTGTTTAGTCGTTGTGTTAGTGCTATCACCACCAAGAATTACTTTACAATCTGGTCCTAAATTCAACAGATTTTTAACTGTCTGTTTTAGATAGGCTCTATTGTTAAGCCCTTCATGGACGTCAGATAATACAGCTAATTGTGCGTAATCGGTATTTAATCTACACGTTATAATATGAGGTTTATAACTATCCTCAAGTGATTTAACTGTCATTCAACTAGCCTTTCATATATTCTTCTAAATTCAAATACTGCTCATAGTATAATGGCAACCCTGCTTTGATATATTTTAATATTTTCTTACGACGTTGATATAGTTTACTATCACGTGTAATACCGTACTTTTTCATCATTTCTTTTGTGGATAAACCATAAATAATTGTATCTCTCCATATCCCCCAACTCACTGGGTCCATAGATGATAGGTATTGCTTTAACCACATTGCAAAGTGGATTAAAACTAATTGTTCTTCTTTTTTGATATAAATCTCTTCTGGAGATTTACTATATTTCTCAAAAAATAATTGAGAAAGTTTATCAACTTTACGATACTCATTGACGGAATTTGTGTATTCCCATGATTTCATCGCAAAGTTAATTTCTTCTAGTGCTTTATCACCTACATGGTCAAATAAGGTGATAGCCTCTTGTATCATTGACTCTTTCATAGGACAGTACCTCTCTCGTCTGGTTCTAATCCTTTTGGGCATTTAGGTAGGTATCTGCAACTGATGATAGTACCTACCCCAATGTCTTTGCCTGTTTTCTTTTTTCTCTCGCACGACTTTAGATACCGTACATTTCTTGAATCTTTCATTAAGTACTGTTTAATTATGTCTTTATCTTCGCCCAATACACCAATATTATAGAGGTCACCAGTATTTCCGTAGTCAACTACGAAATAATGTACCATTAAACCTCCTGTTATACTATATCATATAGTTCTTTAAATATCTCTGGGTCACATGGATACTGCTCCCCATTAATTCCAGTAATAATCCAGTCACCTGGATTGACTTTAACCACGCCATTTAACGTAGCTATATATTCCCCACCGTATTTAGAAATACGTGCTTTAAGCATATTGGGTTTGTGTTTGATAACATAACCAGTATCGTGATTTTGTTTAATATTTTCTTTGTAGACGTCAACACCTATGTTGAGATATTTAGACTCCAATAGTTCTTCGATATTTCTATAACCTTGACCAAAGATAGCTCGTAGAGCAACACTAATAGCCTTTGGCAATTCTATTTGAAGTTTTTGAACATGTGGTCCTATAAATACCAGATAACTATGCTCAGTATATTCAACACTTGTATATCCAACATCACGCAACTGACATAAAATACCAGCTATGTGAACGTGCTCCAATACCTGCGGTTTTTCTAGTTTTTCAATTATTTCTGTAATAGAATCCATTTTATTTACCTGTACTTCCAAATCCGCCTGTACGTGAACCTCTAGGGTTATCACGGTCTGTAATCATATATGGTTGAAAGATTGCCTGTGCAATTCTATCTCCCTTTTTTACTACATAGTCACTATCAGTCGTATTTTTCAGCAATACTTGGATATGACCTTCATTACTTGGATTGTCAACATAATCACAATCTACAATACCTACACAGTTGGCTAACGTAATACCATATTTACCAGCCAAAGATGAACGTGGATATATTGCTAGGAACTCATCTGGTGGGAAGAAAGCCTTTAATCCTGTAGGGACTAGGACAGTTTCACCTGCCCCAATCACTACAGTCTCAGCAGACTCTAAATCATAACCAGCACTGCATTGAGTGCTTCGTTGTGGGATATTAATATCGGTTCCATCATACAGAGAGATAACTTTGAATTGTCTATATGGGATATCTTCACGATAATTTAGCATAGCTACCTCCTATTTAAAACTAAACATACCATTAGCAATACCAGAATATGTAGGAAGTTTGCCATCCCACTTCTCAACTTGTTTAAGTTGAACCATTTCTGGAGTTAGGCTAGAAGCTACTTGTGCATTATAATATGCTTCAGCATCAGCTTGAATACGCTTAGCTTGTGCGTCACCTTCAGCAACAGCTACTTTCTTTTTAGCTTCTGCTTCTGCCGCTACTTTTTCATATTCAGCTTGACGTTGTTTATATTGTGCGTTAGCTACTGCTTGGATAGCTTCTTTAGTAGCATTATCTGGTTCTACTTTACCTAATGAAGCCTGCTCGATAACGATACCGTCTTGGTCAAAGAACTCAGAAACTTCTTTCAATAGTTCTTGGTTAAAGGCTTCTTTCTTCTCGCCTACAATATCCATCATAGAATAATGAGAGGAAATATCATTAGCGATACGTTGGAAGTTTTGTTTCATATAGCCGTATTCGATTATGCTATCATCTTGACCTTTAAATTTGTTATAGATATGAGGTAAAGAATCTTGATTCATGTGATATGTAACTTGGGCATCAACCTTGATTGTTTTGCCATCTTTTGTACCAATTACGATACTATCATCCACGTCTTTACGGTCCTCATGA